AACATTCATAATTTTCGGTCGTTTGATCCATAACGGAAGAAAACGACTCTAATGTGGGAAACATGGATGCATAGTTTTCCCAAATACGTTTGCGATTAGTCATATACGGTTCACGTAAAATGAACACATAATCGATATTTGTTCGTAAATTGGGCGGAATGCCTAAAGGATATTGCATCGTGATAATGAGCATGACTTTCCAGTGACGCCCGTTCATAAATAACATTCTCATCATTTTGTCGCGCGTCCATGTTTGGTCGTATAAGCAATCATCTAAAATCACAAATGCGCGCGGATCAATCGAGGATTTCTTCTGCGTTTCAATATCTTTGTTCACTTGTTTTAATACGGCCTTTTGTCGACGTAACACGTTTTCGATAAGAACCGTGTTATATTCTTCGTGGATGAAGAGCTTAGGCACATGCTGTGCATAAAATCCGTTACCGGCTTCCGTACCGGATATAACTGTTCCGATTGGTATGTCTTGATGGTGATATAACAGATCTCGCACAAGAAATGATTTACCCGTATCACGACGACCAATCATCACAATTACCGGACCTTTATTCTCATTTGGCTTAAATGTGATCCACCGCATATCAAATTTTTTTAGTTCCAACGTCATATTAAGTAGTATACTAAACATTTGAGATTTAAAATACGAAATATAAACTCTGGCGTCTTTTAACTCCTTCGCCTTACTCTATGGATCGCTTCACGTTTATATTTATCAATTATTCTATTTATACACCCTATACGTCAGCATTCTGTAAATATGCATAAACCGTCAATCGCCTATTGTAAACCCGCCATAATAAATTTAGAGGTTTTATGCGAACAGTATAGGCAAAATCCGGACTTCGTAGAATCCGAACAAACGCCGAACGATTATAACCCATATCGCATGCGAGATCTGCAATTATATAATCCCATATATCGCAAATTTTTTGAGATGAACTCTTCGAATTATAATACAATCGCATTGAATCACCCATACCATGTCCAAGATTTAAAACATGTTGCGACGCATAATAAAGGCCAAATATTAGAACGAGACGTTTTTGTTAAGTTTTCACCTCTACTCGATCCATATCGATACATGGTTGGTAAATATAACATAGATGATAGCAAGATCCGGGCAATGCCTCAATTCGACTCAACCGAGGAATCCGTATCTAGCAAGATTTTATGTCGCCATAACGCGGCCTACGTTGATTCGTTTTTTACTTATCTGTCGTCAACATTGTTACATTCGCATAATTTTCATCACGGTCTTGATTATTATGGATCATACCTTGGCGTCCAAGAGAAGTTTCGCGTGTGTATAACCGACGATTTGGACTTTTTAAGGAATTCGACGTTTTTTAACAATAACGTTGGTAAATTATTCTATATAGAAGATCCGGAGCACGTTTTCGACGGATTGGATCAAATTGCGGGCTCTAGACGTAATAAACAAAAGTTAACGGTGAACGAGGGTGATAATTTGGACATTGAATGTGATATATTATCGGAATTAGACATAGACATATTAGATGAAAGCGTAGATGTAAGCACGGTTTTAGAATTGAGCTCCGAAGATGCTAGTCAAAGGAGTTCGGCGGAAGCGGAGATGATATATTCAAAACGCTCAAATCCGTCGTCGCCGTCTTCGTCTTCTGAATCTTCGTCGTCAGATAGTGATGTTAATTATAGTTCGTCGGAAGATGACGACGATGATGAGGATGATGATGATGAAGAAACAGACGATAGCGAGGAAAAAGAAGATAGTGAAGACGATGATGAAGACGAGGATAGCGACGAAAATACCGAAGAGGAGGAGGTATTTGGATATATTAACAACTTTCCGGTGCAGATGATTTGCATGGAAAAATGCGCCGGCACATTGGACGAGTTATTTGTGAACGACGAGATATCGATTGAGAATGGTGCGAGTTATCTGTTTCAAGTAATTATGAGTCTATTGATTTATCAACGTGCATTTAATCTTACACACAACGATTTGCACACAAATAATATAATGTATACCAAGACAGACAAACCATTTTTATATTACAAATACGCGGGTAAATCTTACAAGGTTCCTACATACGGACGCATTTTTAAAATTATCGACTTTGGACGCGGTATTTATAAATACCAAAGTAAAACGTTTTGCAGTGATAGTTTTGCACCCGACGGAGATGCATCGACCCAATATAACATCGAACCATTTTTAAATAAAAAGCGTCCTATTCTTGAGGCAAATTATAGCTTTGATTTGTGTCGCCTTGGATCGTCCATTTTCGATTTTATCATGGATGTCGATGTAAAGGTCGGCGAAATGGATGATTTGCAAAAAACTATTCATCGATGGTGCATGGACGACAATGGTAAAAATGTATTATACAAGAAAACCGGAGAGGAACGCTATCCAAGTTTCAAGCTATATAAAATGATTGCGCGCACAGTTCACAGACACACGCCTGAATCACAACTAGACGACCCGTATTTTAACCAATTTTGCATGAAAGGGTCCGAAGATATTAGTCAAATGGTGTTGGACATTGATCAGATCCCATGTTATGTGTAACTCTTAAGCATTTGAGGGAGTTTGTTATTTTCATGTATTTATCATGAAAATATCTAGGAGTTATCGATTATAACATATGTCTTATTTTGTAAGGCGCTATCCGAAGTTTCCAAAACTATCGACGGAGACCTCCTTCGAATTGCGTCTTCGGAGTTTACTCTGAAACGATCTGTCGCCGATAACCGAAGAAGTTTGAAAATTTCGGTTTGCTTTGATTCACTCATATTTTTGTTCATTATTCGATATGTTGAATTCATTATATTGTTTGGGTGGATTATTCGACCCCCTGAATTCGAAATTCGTCTAGCATTTAGATACGATTCTTCATTTACACCATTGAAGATTTAAAATGGGACAAAATATAATAAAAAGATATAAATATTTTTTATTATATATAGTATCGTGATGGAAAATGAAAATATAATTAAAGAATTAGCAGAAGAAAATGCTAAACTAAAAGAGGAACTACAAGCAACCAAAGAGCATCTTAAAAAATATACAGCACCTGCATATAAGAAGGAATATTATGAAAAGAATAAAGATGTTATAAAGGAAAGAAATAATAATTATAAACAGAATTACACCCCTACACCAGAACAAAAAAAGACATGGGCGAGAACGGCGTATTTAAAAAAAAAAGAAAAACTCCAACAAGAAATGGAAGAAAAACAGAATGGCGTAAATATTTAGGAATATATAGATATATTAAGAAAACTATATAAAATTAAAATATTTAGTAAGTATATAGAATGGTGAAAAAGAAGAAGGAAACATTCAAAGAGTTCCGTTCCACAGATAAATCTGCTTACACTACCATCAAAACAACACTCAAATCTGTATTGCATAACCATAAGGATGTCCAACCAGTCATTACTAATTTGGTTTTTGAAATGAATGATTTGATGATACATTCTTACCAGTTTATTCGTTTGTATGTATTGAAATGTTATAACGACAAGCAACCTTTACCTGAAATAAATGAGAAGTTTATTCTGTATTGTATCAAGACATTGGGAGTGAGAAGTAATCAAGGAGCAAAAAGTAAGGATACTGACATGTTAGAAACATTACAATCCTTTTATGATAAGGAATATCAACCTTTACTCAACCACGAAAAGACCCAGTTAAAGAATACGACTTTTCGATTACCTTATTTAGCAACACAACTACATACGTCCTTATCTAACAATACACAAGAACACTTTATTCAACACTTCCTTCGTTTTATCAATAAAACCACCACGAAAATAACAGAAGATAAAGCAACCCTTTTCAAGTTCAAGAAACAATTATTAGAATGTAATGATGAAACTGATGTGATATTTGATGAATGGAAAATTACTCATTTACCGAATATTCTTCCTACAAACATAAAGAAGTCACTTCATTATGATGTGAAAGTGAACCCATTTGATTATTTGAAAGGTATGTTGTATATGAATGATGTATTAGAAAAGGAAGAATATAAATTATTCCAACCTTTACCACTTCGTAATAACATTATTCCCAAGCATATTATTCTGGATACAGCGTGTGTCATCAGTTTATTTTGTCCTGAAAACGCAAAGAAGGGTGAATTATTAAAGAATGTGAAGGAAAATCAATACGATGTATGGAATAATCTTTTGAACCTACAACACAATACATTCAAATGCAAACATTATCAATATCATCATCAACTCCAAACAGATGGTATTAGTTGTTCCTTATTGTTTATTCGTAAAGATTTGAAAGATAAGAAATGGGGAAGCAGAGTTCCTACTTTGTTAGAACAAGATTTTCATAATATAGAAGATTTATCCATAGAACAACTCAAAGAAATTGCGCCTCGTAATATTGTTGGATGCGACCCTGGTAAACGCAGTTTAGTATATATGATGGATAGTAATGGTAAGAAACTCCAATATACAGCACCTCAAAGGAAACGAGAAAGCAAAGCAAAAACAAACCAGCGAATATTATTGGTGGAAAAGAAACGAAACAACATCATAGAAAAAGAAACTCATTTATCGTTTCAAAATAGTAAATCGGTTGATTATGAAAAGTTCAAAAAGTATATACAAGAAAAAGATAAACTGAATAAAGAAACAACCGAGTTTTATAAGCGTGATGTTTGGAGGAAAATGAAGTTTAGACAATATAGTTATGGTAAGAAAAGTATGGATAAGTTCTTAAATAAAATCAAGGAAACTTTTGGGGACAATATCCTAATTGGTTATGGTAATTGGAGCAGAAGCACACAAATGAAACACTTTATGCCTACTATGAACAAAGGATTAAGAAAGCAAATACATAAGAAATATGATACAATTACCATAAATGAATGCAATACAAGTAAAAAATGCTGTGAATGTAATAACGATTTATCCTATTACAGACATAGCGATGGAAACAAGCAGTTCCGTCTGTTGGTATGTTCTGGATGCGTGAGACCCCAAGTCAAACAAATCGTATTTAGAACACGAGACGCAAATTCAGCAATCAACATAATGAACTTAACAAAATGCTGGGTTGAAAAGCAAGAACGCCCTGCGTGTTTTCAAATTTCGTCTTTCACCTCTTCAAATAATCAAAAGGAAGAGGAAAAAGTTAGACCATCGTAGGTGAAACTCCTACTATTGATTTTACACCTTTTTATTTTGGGATTTTGTCCCATTTTAAATCTTCAATGGTGTAATGAATCTAATAATTCCTTCCCGTATTTACCATCAAACCCATAAATAACAGAATTATCGAGTTGTGTCCAAACATCTGGATAAGTTTCCGACCATCTAAATTTAATATCAACACTGTCGTTACGATTGTTATCAGACCCATAGCTGCTATTCATTCTCCGGGAAAGTTGAGGATAAAATCCGTCACCTTGTTCTTTATCATATTTATCATAATACATTTTACGTGTAAGAACAACCTCGCGCGGTAAAATAAGTGTTTGGGGGATTGGGTTTTGTGGCTTTAATATAGTTATGTGAGCGGCAACGGGTATATTTTGATCATTCATATAGATATATCAGATTATCTATTGTCGCAGGATTTTCGGTTAAAAATTAGGAACGTCTGTAAATACTTGGGTGGTTGCTGGATTTAATACACGCGTCTCGGTAACAATGTTAAAAAAATCGGCAATGTATCCACTAAACTGAAAATAAAAATACGAACCCGTAATAGCACACACCATTACAACAATACTGTCTCGAACCACATCTTTCAGTGGCTTTTTTTCATCCGATAAATATCTGAATTCGATAAACTTAGATAGGCAAAAAAGGACGGTGATAATTGTAGCAACAACAAAAACTTGTTCCATATTAATCCCTAAATATATAAGATCTACGCCCCTTTTTTGTTTATTTGTATAACGCAAACAAAATTGATCGCGGTTGATAATATAAATTCAGAACAACATACAAAGATGCTTTCCGCACAAAATATTATAGTTCCATTGCTCCGTATAAATGAGTCGGTTTCATTCAATCTTGGCGATTGTAATGAATACGTCAAAACCCTCGCACCCGGTTCGGTAACCATGATCTATTTGGATCCACCCTTTAATTCTGATCGAAATTATACGATGAGTGTTGATTCGGCGGTGGGGTTCACAGATAAATGGACAGACGCCGGTTACGAAGAGTTCTTAGAATCTGTTATATTACCACTAAAAACGGTGTTGACCGACGACGGAACATTGTTCTTCCACATTTCGGCTGTAGGTATGTTCATCCCAGAAAANGTGCTGCGTAAGCATTTCTCTGTGGTTACNCCGATATTCTGGAAAAAGTGCCGATCCAAAAATAATGTGAAAAATAAGTTGGGTGCGACTATTGATATTATATTCAAATGCAACAAAAAGGAAAAACACAAGTTTCGNTTAGTCACACAGGAAAAGGACGCCACCTATTTAAAAAACTCGTTCAAAAACAGCGACGAACGCGGAAATTATTCTCTCGGGCATTTGGTCACCGAGAAGACAAAACGCGGCTACATGTATTCATTCGACGCGGGCGGGCTCACATTTAATCCTACGTCTGGATGGAGAATCAAGGAATCTGAATTAGTCAAGTTACGTGACGAAAATCGCCTTCATCTGCCCAAGAAAGCAGGTGGAAATTTGTATAAAAAAATATACCTTTCCGAGAATCCGGGCAAACCATGCACCGATCTATGGGACGATATACACTCAATAAGTCAGGGGTCAGAAGGCCGAAAATATCCGACCGCCAAACCAGTCAAACTGCTTGAACGACTTATTGAAATTAGCACAGACGCAGGTGATATTGTATTAGACCCGATGTGTGGTTCGGGAACAACAGCCAGCGCTTGTGTGAATACGGGACGTGTTTGTTTATTAAATGATATAAATTCGGATGTAATTGATATTGTTAAGGCAAGGTTTGCATCTGACTGCACACCTCAGCAAGTAAATCTAGACCCGGGGTCGGAATCCGAGTTGACCGAAGAACATGGACTGTAGGAACCGTGTCTATCACAGTATTTACCAATTTTGCGAGTAATGTCCCCACCTTATCCTGTTGAATTTTCAAACAAGGAATTGAACACTTGTTTTTTTCGCTTTGTCCAACCAATGCCCCCACGCCGTTGTTGAGAACCAATCGCAGGCGCAAATCGGTATTGATTTCAACTCCGTCCTTTCTGCGGAAAATCATCCGGCTAGTCTTGGCGCGAGAGGTTTTCAAGTAATACTCCCATTCAGGATAGGCGGTGAACTCAGGGAAGTTATTTTCCTTGGGATATAATATCAAATTGTTGTTGCGATGGTGGTTCACTAGAACATAATCCGGATATTTTACGTAAAGTGTTCCAAGAAGGGTCTTGAGTTGGTCACTTGTGATTCGGTCAAATTCCGAACTGAACATCTCCGCAATCTGGTTTCGCATAGCCGGCGTGACCGCGTTCCCGTGATTGGCGGCTTTGAATCGATCGATCGCAGCTTTGATTGATTGCCCGAGCGGGGCGTTGAATTCCTCCAACTTGCTCGTATTAATCCAATCAAATGTCCCTGTATTTTCGTGATTTTTGATAGACACCTGGAAACGACGGTCTCCAACGGCGACATC